CTAACACCTTATGATAGGACTTTGTTAATAGATTCTGACGTATTGATAATGAACGATCAATATGGAAATTATTGGGATGTTGACGAAGATTTCCTAATATGCGAATCTATGATTAACTTATCATCGATAGAACTAGCAGCAGATGAACAACGTGTTTCGGATAAATCGTTGAGGTTGAGTTGGGCTACTGCTGTTATGTTTACCAAGAACAGTTACACTAAAATGATTTTTGACACCGTGACTTACGTTCAAAATGAATATCGATACATCTCAGATGTCTATGAATTTCCTATGAGACATTTTAGAAACGATATCGCATTTTCTGTGTCTAATCATATAGTCAATGGTTTCCAACAATCTGATAATTTTTTGCCTCCTATGCTTTGGGCATCATCTAAAGACAGCTTGTTAGAAGTTGATGGCTCGCTGTATTTTTCTGTTGATAATGACGGAACTAAAGGCATAGTTAAAGTATCTGGAGTTAATCTTCATATTATGAACAAGTCAGATATTTTAAAATTTGAAACTGAGATACTCGCACTATGAGAGATTTTGGCTATCTGATAGTTATTTCTAAAGACAAGAACAATCAGAATCTGTATCATCAGATGGCTTATCTGTTGGCGTTATCTATTAAACGTACACAAAAATCTGGATACGATAAAGTAGCTGTAGTAACTGATGATGAAGAAACACTAACTTTATTAAGAGCAACTCCTGTTATTGATCGAGTGATTTTTTGGAATGAAAAACAGCATTGGGATGGTAGATCTTGGATGGACAAATTAAGTCCTTGGAGATACACTGTATGCCTAGACGCTGATATGCTGTTCACTAGAGATTACAGCCATTGGATTGACTATTTCAAAAGCAACTGCGAATTATACATAGCACCAAAGGCTTATACATTTAGGGGCGAAGTTGTAGAATCTGATTTCTACAGGAAAACGTTTACAGCCAACGATCTACCTAATCTATATTCTGCTTATACATGGTTTGATAAAGAATCATTAATGGTAGAAAATTTCTTTAATCTAGGAAGATATATAATAGAGAACCCTACAGAATTCAAAAATCTTTACCTTGATAAAGATGTACCTAAGGTCCTTGGAACTGATGAAGCATTTGCTCTATCAGCAAAAATTTTAGATATAGAAGATGAAATATCTTATGAACTAGAATTTCCGAGATTTGTACATATGAAGCCTGCTATACAAGGCTTTACTAGACAGGTAAAGAATACTGGTTCTGAAGTAGGCTATCATTTTGATAAAAAGAATAATTTTAAGATAGGAACATTTGCGCAGACTGACATAGTACATTACGCACAGAAAGATCTTAATATGTTTGAAATGATGCTTAACTACCAAAACTTAATGATGGAGAATTTTAAAAAATGACATATATTATCAACGCAAGAAAATCTACAGGAGACATTATTATGTGTGCTAGAAACACACTAGAAACTATAAATGATCCTACAGTAGAACAATTCACAGTACCTTCAGAATATGATTCTATATTCGATGATATTATGAAAGGTATCAAGATTATACATAGATACAAAATCAATACAGAAAGCAAAGATTTAAAAATCTATTGTGTAGATGATATGGTATCAGAAGATGACGAATCTTATAATAAATTTACTCTTATTCCGTTCTCACCAAAGTCTAACGATGCTATTAGCGATTTAGTAATCACAGTGTTTACTAGAGATCATAGCCCAAGAATGGTAGTAACGTATAACGGACCTCCAGTAACAGATCCATCTAAAAACAGTTTTGACATCTATCTAACTGACAAGAACGATATCAATACACACTATCAAACATTTAATTGTAACTTTGATCAGTTTGATGAAAACTCTTCTATGGAATTTTCTATCACTGACATTGATTCTACAAAGTTATTCCAGAACGATTTCAGCTTCTTTTACAGAAGAATTTTCAACACAGCAGTATACGTGATTAAATGAAAATAGCAGACCAAGACATTATCTTTATATCATATGACGAACCAAACGCAGAGATCAACTGGGCCGATCTCTCAAATAAAGCACCGTGGGCTCAACGAGTACATGGTGTAAAAGGTTCTGATAACGCACATAAAGCTGCGGCAGCATTAGCATCGACTGAATGGGTGATCACCGTTGACGGTGATAATCAAATTGATCCTGAATTTTTAGAAATTGAAATTACTGAAATGCCTGGGATTGAAGTATACAGTTGGTGCGGAAGAAATGTGATTAACAATCTAACGTATGGTAATGGTGGTGTTAAGGTCTGGAAGAAATCTTTTATAGAAAATATGAAAACGCACGAAGCAGCTGATTCTGATTCGTCTCAAGTTGATTTTTGTTGGGAAACAGGTTACATGAATTTTCCTGCTGTATTCAGCGAAACAATTATCAATGCGACTCCGTTCCAAGCATGGAGAGCTGGTTTTCGTGAAGGTGTAAAGATGCTAACACTTAAAGGTGTTAAAGTAGATAAAGAAAATTTAAAGTCGGATATCTATTGGCATAATATACATAGACTGCGTATTTGGAGTTCAGTAGGTAGTCATGTTAAGAATGGTATCTATGCTATACTAGGAGCAAGACAGGGTAGTTACATGACATACTGTACAGATTGGAATTATGTCGATGTTAGAGATTTTGAAAAATTGAAAGAAATCTATAATAATACCGCCATCTACTTTGAAGATAATGAAGCAGCATGTATTGAAGAGATTAAAAAACTAGGGGACATAATAAAAGCAGAACTAGGATTTAATTGGGCTTACTTTGACAAAGATCAAAGCCAATACATTATAGATCTATATGCTGAGTCTATAGCACTTGGCCAAACGTATTACAACAAGAGCCCGATATGGAAAAGTTCTTTCTAGCATTTGATGATCCATTTATAGATCAAAATTATGACTTAGCACACTCTAAGATCAAAGATCTGCGAAAAGTAGTAACACATAGAACAATATCTGGATCTCACAAATATTGTGCTGAACTATCTCTAACAGATCAGTTCATGGTTTTAGATGCGGATGCTGTTCTATTAGATGATTTTAATCTCTTCGATGTATATCAACGTGTCGAGGATCCTAATTACATTTACATTTTTAGAGCCAGAAATCCTGTAAATGATCTAGAATACGGACACGGAGGAATAAAAATATTCCAGCGTAAATTTTTCAATGATGTAGAAGCTGTAGATTTTTCTACATCATTTAAAGGAAGAATTAAAACAGTAGACATGGTACTTAACGTACATGCCTTTAATACAACTCCTTTACATTCATTTCGCACAGCATTTAGAGAATGTGTTAAATTGTCATCAGGCACGATTCCTAACAGAAATGTCGCACAAGATGAATATAGATTAAGCGTATGGTGTGAAAAATTCAACGATGTGCCGTGGGTAGAGTTTGCTAAAGAAGGTGCGTTATTAGGCAGAGAATATGGTCATAAAAATAAAAGTGACGAGTCTCAATTACGTGTTATTAATGATTTTAAATGGTTGATGAAACAATATGAACAAGTGGCAAAGAGATCGCCTAGACTATAAAAAGAAATTAGATACCATTAGCAGTAGTTTTTGTACGGCTAAATGGAGTCAGGTGACTATCCATTTAGGAGTTGGGCACACGCATAGCTGTCATCATCCTAGGACACACGTTATTCCTATACAAGAGATTAAAGAAGATCCTAGCGCATTACATAACACTTCCTATAAAAAGTCTCTAAGAGAAGAAATGCTACAAGGAGTTCGTCCTAAGGAATGTGATTATTGTTGGAATGTAGAAGACAGTGGCGAAGCTCTAAGTGACAGGGTTTTAAAAAGTTACGAACCTTGGTCACAAAAAATGCTAGACGAGTCTTTACGAGCAGGATCAAAAGATTCTGTTAATCCCAAGTACTTGGAAATTTCTTTCAGTAATGTTTGTAACTTTAAATGTTCTTATTGTAGTCCAGATGTTAGCAGCAAATGGATGGAAGAAATAAAAGAGTTTGGACCTTATCCTACTTCTCTTAATTTTAATAATCTAGACTGGGTAAAGGCTCAGGGCAAGATGCCTGTTCCAGAAAGAGAATATAATCCTTATGTAGAAGCATTTTGGAAATGGTGGCCTGATCTTTATCCTATCCTACATACATTCCGTATTACTGGAGGAGAGCCGTTACTTAGCAAACACACATTCAGAGTGCTAGAACACATATTAGAAAATCCTAATCCTAATTTAGAGTTAAACATTAATTCTAATTTCTGCGTACCTGATGAACTATTTGATAGATTTTTAGACAAGCTAAAATTAATACAAGAAGAAGGTGCTGTTAAAAGTATATTGATATACACCAGTTGTGAAGCATACGGTGAACAATCAGAATATATACGTTTTGGTATGAACTACAACAAGTGGTTAACAAACTGTGAAAGATATCTGTCAACAGTTCCTGATGCTAAGTTAGGTATCATGAGCACATACAATGCTCTATCAGTTACTACCTATCAGCAGTTTTTAGAAGACGTTCTATATCTTAACAAGAAATATGGAAAACCTAAATGGTATCAAAAAATTGTTAATAGAGTATTGGGTATAGATTTTGGTTCTCATCCTGTTAATCTAGATATACCTTATCTAAATAACCCTCCGCATCAAACTGTAGGAATACTCACACCTGATTTCATCTCAATGATTAAATCTCAGATAGCTTTTATGAATGCTAATCAGGTTACTAAAGGTGATAATTCTATTGGATTTTATAAATCAGAAATACAAAAATTAGAAAGATTGCTTGGGGTATTTGAACACAAGATGTTTATCGATGATGCTAAGAAAATACAGAATCGCAAAGACTTTGCGATATTTGTCGATGAACATGATAAGAGACGGGGAACGAACTTTTTAAGCACGTTCCCCGAATTGACAGAATTTTATAACTTGTGTAAGACTTACTGATCGCTTATGAACTCGTTGGTCATAGGAAATATCTCTGCTATTACTTTAGCACATTCAATAGCAACTTCTTGATGTTCCTTCTGTGTTCCGTTACCAGAACGAAGTTGGATAAAGTGAATCCAACTACGCAGCGTACCATTCATATATAAACGGCTTACTGTATTACCTTCTGGTAAGATAGAACGAGCTTGTTCTTTAGCGATACCTTTTTCAACAGCTTCAGCATAAATCCTCTTAACGTTTTCAATAACGAATTTCTGTTGAGCATCCCACCATGCTATTAATTCGGTATCAGAAGTATCTATGCTGTTTTGTCTATTCTTGGTGTCTTGTAGTCGTGCGTCTCGGCATACAAACGAGAGATCCTCAGTAGGGTCAGCATATCGTTGGCTGAACTCTTGGAAGCTGAAGCTTCTGTGTCTAAGGATTTGTCTTGCGATATCTCTTGTTGTGGTAATTTCGAGGCAGGCTGAGACCATTTCGAGTGGCGACCAGTGTTGGTGTTTGACCAAGTATCGGATGAGTTTTTCTGATG